TCATCGGCTGGTGGCAGAGCTATGTCGCCTGGCATCTGCATTACTTCTGGCTCGAATATCAGGCTGGGCTTCGTCCCAAGCTCTTGCTGCAGGCTCCGCGTCAGCACGGCAAGTCAGTCTTAGTCACGGACTTCCTATCGTGGATCGTGGGCCAGAACCGCGATCTCAAATGTATCTTTTCATCGTTCAGCGATCGTCTTGGATTGCGTGCGAACCTACGGCTGCAACGCATATTCGGATCACCACGATATCTCGGCGTATTCGGTGCGCCCATCCTTCAGGGCGGCATGATGCAGAATTCCAAGATCATCGAATTCGCCGGAGGTGATGGATTCTTCCGTAACACCACGGTAATGGGCAGCGTGACCGGGGAAGGGCTCGACATCGGCATCATCGATGATCCGATCAAAGGCCGTGCTGAGGCTAGCTCAGAGCTTGTGCGTGACAAGACATGGGCCTGGCTCACCGATGACTTCTTGCCGTGCTTTGCCGACAACGCTGCGCTCTTGCTCATCATGACCAGATGGCACCTCGATGATCCGGCAGGCCGCATGATGGCGCAGTATCCTGGCGTACGTGTGCTTCGCTTTCCAGCCATTGCAGAAGAGGACGAATACAATCACAAGGGCAAGCTGCTTCGGCACAAAGACGAGCCGCTATTCCCTGAACTGAAATCGATGGGCTTCCTGGAGAAGCAGCGCTCGATCATGACGCTGGCAGGTTGGCAATCGGTCTATCAGCAAAGTCCGATCCTCGTTGGTGGCGGGATGTTCCCGATCGAGAAGATCGAGATCGTCGCAGCTCCACCTGCAGCTGACGATATCAGCGCCATCGTTCGCTACTGGGACAAGGCGGGCACGAGTGAAGGCGGCGCATATACAGCAGGCGTACTGATGGCACGTATGCGCAATGGCTTGTTCAGCGTGATCGATGTGCGGCGTGGACAGTGGTCAGCTCTCGACCGTGAACGCATGATTAGGCAGACAGCAAGCGTTGATCACGATCTTTATCCAACGATGAAAGTTTTTGTGGAGCAGGAACCAGGCAGCGGCGGCAAGGAATCAGCAGAGGCTACGGTACGTATGCTTGCTGGCTTCAGCGTAGAGGCTGACAAGGTGACCGGCGACAAGGAGGTTCGCGCTGATCCGTTTGCAGCTCAGTGGCAAGCAGGCAATGTGAGGCTTGTGCAATCGACATGGAATCGGGGATATCTCGATGAGCACGAGCACTTCCCAGCGGGCAAATACAAAGACCAGGTTGACGCGAGCACGGGCGCATTCAATAAGATTGCAAGCAAGTATCGTTACGATACGACGATGCGATGGGTGACCGGGGAATGAGAACTATCGGCTGGTTTTCATGCGGAGCCGCTTCGGCGGTAGCAGTTAAGTTGACTGGCGCATTGCCCGTTTATTGTGAGACGGGATCGGAGCATCCCGATAATGAGCGGTTCTTATTGGATTGCTCTAAGTGGTTTGGCCGTTCCGTTGAACGACTAAAATCAATCCGCTATGCTGATACCTGGGATGTATGGCAGAAGCGCCGTTATCTCGCTGGGGTTGAAGGCGCATTATGTACTGTTGAAATGAAAGTGATGCCGCGTCTTGAGTTTCAAAGACCGGATGATGTTCATGTTTTTGGCTATACCGCAGATAGTGCGGATTCTGCCCGCGCTAGCCGCTTGCGCCTTACCTTTCCTGAATTGAAAATCGGAACACCACTCATTGACCGGGGTCTAACAAAGGCGGCATGTCTTGAACTGGTGCAGCGCGCAGGCATTCGTCTGCCGCCGCTTTATAGTCTTGGCTTTCAAAACAATAACTGCATTCCATGTGTGAAGGCGACTAGCGCAAGCTATTGGGCGCTCGTTCGCAAGACATTCCCCGAAAAATTTGAACGCATGGCGGCACTTGCGCGTGAGCTTGATGTCCGGCTTTGTCGGATTGGAGGAGAGCGTGCGTTCATAGATGACATTCCTGCAGACTATCCGACCACCGATCCAATCCAGCCATCGTGTGATTTCCTCTGTCATATTGCAGAGGCGGACCTATAATGATCGATCTCACAATGAAGAAAAATGCGGTGATCTGGCTCGCGATTATTTTGGTTGTGATAATTATTGGCCTTGGCTTCTACAGCTATCTGTTTGGAACGTGGGAGGAGCCGCCGGTTGGCCACGGTCTTGGTGGTGAATGACCGACGATCAGCTCCTTACGTGGGATGCCTGGCATACAATCCATCAGCCGTTTGAGATTGAATGGTGGAGAGAGGCACTTGCCAAAGGTCATTCATGCAATGATCAATGGTTTGAGCAGCACTGGGCTCCAGTCAAAGAATTTATTAAGCCAAATGGTTTTGTGATCGATATTGGTTGCGGCCCACGACCGCCGTTTGCACCGTGTCTCGTGATTGAACCGCTCGCAAATCAGTATCTCGACCTTGATACCGTGAAGGCTGAATGGTGGGACCAGGTCATGGTCTTTCCGCAACCTGCCGAGATAAAAATATTTCGATTATTCGATAACGCCGATACCGTCATCTGTTGGAATTGCATTGATCATGCGATCGGCTGGCGTGAAATCCTCGACAACATGCTGGCATATGGTAGGAAGGAAGCACGCTTCGCTGTAGCGACGGATTTTCATGCGCCGTATGTTGGGCATCCTGGATTCAATCGCTGGGAATTCATGGAAGAGATCAAGAAGCGCTTTGAAATTGTCGATCGACGTGAGCCGTTCGGTCGCGATCTCGCTCTGCTGATGAAGCGGAGATAAAAATTGGTGCCGTGATGGGCAATATTGTCAGGGTGGATCATCGGATCGAGCATCGAGATGATTTCTTTGAAAACCGCCAGCCGAATTATCACGCGCCTACGATGCCGCAGCCGAAGAACTTTCACATCGTCGATAAAAATATTTTTCGCACTGATGTTCCTTGTGGGACCTGTACGCTCTGTTGTCGAACTTTGATTGTACCTTTGGCGGATGAGGAGTATGAGCAGTATGAGGGTAATTGGGCATGGATCACCGATTCGAAGACTGGCGAGCGACATGGACGTGCGCTCAAGCGCCTACCTGACGGCAGTTGTGTCTATCTCGGCCCTAGTGGCTGCACTATTCATGGCCGCGCTCCTCATGTGTGTGAGCGGTTCGACTGCCGTGAGTTATTTTTAAAGTCTGATCGGGCTGGCCGTCGTCAAGCTGTCAAGAGCGGTAAGCTACCAAAGGTGTTGTTTGATAAGGGCCGGGAGATGCTGAAGCGATGATGTTCGTCGTTGCGTGGGATGATGACGGTGAGGAAAAATTCGTGCGTCATACTGACACCAACGAGGTCTACGGATGGAGGACGCGCGAGGAAGCGGAGCGCATATCCGAGGAGCTTAATGCTCACGCCGATGTGGACAGCTATGTTGTTGAACTGAAGCGAGTGCTGCATTGAAACGACGTCAACTCAAACTAACGGAGGAATAAAAATGTCAGCAGTACCAGTGACGATTAACGGCGTGTTGATGCCGAAAGAAAAGGGCGGCGGGGCAAAACCGATCCCAGCCGTGTTCATCGGCTATGCTTGGCTCACCGGAGTGGAGCCCACGCATCCGATCGTGATTCCTGACCCGCCGCCTGAAGTGCCGGTCGACCCGCCGCCCGATCAGCCGCCTCCTAGCGTCGCCGTGATCATCAAGCCCGCTCCGGTAACCGGCGGATGGGGTCTCGCGGGAGAGGGCGGTCAGCTGCAGTGGTTCTATGTTCCCGCTCAGAGCGGTGCAGGCCCGAAGAAATAAAAATCTCAAGAGTTGGGAAGTCTGGGCCGGGAAAAATCGTTTCCGGCCCGCTTCTTATGCGCTGAATGGCAACGTATGCCGTTACGAAAGAAGCACCGCAGACCGTGCGTGAGCTAATCATGGCCCTGCGCAAGGTAGCGAATCACGACGCTTTGGTGTTTCTTGATTGCGGCAACGACCGCCAGTTTATCGGTAGGATAGAGCTAACAGAACTACTGCCTCCGACAAGAAGCGTGGTACACATCATCGGCGCAAACAAGGAGCCACGCAGAGAAGAGGAATAAAAATTTTGTCGTGGTTTGCTACAGCGTTCCCGAGGCCCTCCTGGACCTCCGCTTCGCATCCTGAGTGGAGGTCACTTTTTGGGACTCTGAGCAAAGAGAATGGGCGGTAGCT